GAGTCTTGAGCGTTTTTTTGACATTCCAGAGAATCGTGAACAACTTTTTGACATTTTAGAGCACCGAAAAGGTATTTCGCTTCGCAAGCTTGAGTGGTTTGTGACAAATTACTCAAAGGCGAAACAAGTGACTTATACGGCCCCAAATGGGAAGATGTTCACGGTTCATGTAGCATACAAGTCGAGTCTTGACGGGTACTCGAAAAAGTTGTTTGATCCCTTTTGTCGCACGGAGCGCATTGAGTTTAAGGGTCTTACAACAACTGTAGCCCAACTCAACTTTATTCGATGGTGTATAACGAATGGTATTATCGGGTATCTCCTTACTGAAAAGGAGTTGTTGCGAAACCGCCCTGAAACTGAAGAAGATTGTACCCATAGTAAAATAGATATAAGTTGTATCCCTGTGTAATTTGAGATGTGTATTGGGGTTTAAAAGTGAGAGAAAGGTAAGTTGTTTGTGAATTTAATTTTGAAAAGTTAAGATACCCTCCTTGATTGTACTCTTTTGGCGTCAAACCAAACGAGTATGTATATATATTTTTAGATGGGATACTTAAGCCGTGCTCAATAGGCTGTTTAAAGGAGTAATACAGAGACCCTTGGAAAGTACTTAAGATGTCCACATTATTTAGAGTAATTTTGGCGCTACTAATCACATCAACAAAGTTTGAGTTTCCGGATGGAAACTGGAGTTGAATACCTGTAGCAATGTACTGTGTCGTGTATCCATACGAGTACCTTGAATCAGAATAACGGCTGTCACTCACATTTTCATAGTTTTTATTTCTAAAAAACCATGCTATTGTTTGCACCGGAAAGTTTGCTGTTAACTCGAGTTGAGGATTGTTTCCAGAAAATGTAAGTGTTGATTCTTTCCGAACACGAGGCACGAGGTATTTGAGAGGAGTATTCATGTAGTACAGGCGTTCTTCATCGGTCAAGAGAATCTCTTCCGTAACGAGTGTTGGAAGAATAGTTGTGTTTGGGTCATAAATATCAATTTGACTTCCTACAGGAACATTGCACCACCATGAGTTTGGGTGAAATGTAAACCGTACATACATTTTTTGATTCCACATGGCACACAGAGGAAAGTATGGTCGACGCAGGCGTTCTCTTCCAGAATTGTGTGCAGAGTGACGACGACAAAAGAAAAATTCGAGCGGTGTCACAATCTCGGAACTTGGGATAACATTTGCAGTTGATGAGTACCACAAAACCACGATGCCCGACCCTCCACTTCCGGCCGTTCCTGAAAATGTACCACCCCCACCTCCACCGGTATTCACAGTTCCTGATGTTGCAGCTATTGTCTGACCTGCAAGTGTAGTGACTGCGCCAGAGCCTCCACCTCCGAGACCTCCCGGAGTTGCGAGAGTTCCAACAATAGAGGTATTTGCAGCAGCTCCTCCACCTCCTCCAATATAGGTTGATGAAAGGGTAATTGTGTTACTGTACGAGTACCCATTTCCACCGCTCCCGAGAGTACCTGTTATGGTGAACGCCGAAGACCCTGTTCCCGTGGTGACATTTGCCGTGTATATCCCCCCGGCACCTCCTCCAGATTCATACACAATGTTTGAAAAGTATTGGTACGAAGCTCCTTGTCCCGAACCTCCGTACCCTCCACCGTATCCACCATTTGCTGAGTAGACCCCAAGACTTGACGCTGTTCCATTTGGGTTATTCGGTGTACCTCCAGACCCAACTGTTACTTGGTATGTTCCAGGAACTAAGACAACACTCTTGTAAAGTACACTCCCACCACTTCCACCATTTCCGTTAAATATAGTGAGTGTTGTGTTTGCAGGCCGAAGATTTGATGTCCATGCAGAACCGCCATAGGTCGCCAGAGTGAGTGTTGTTGATGTGTATGATTGAACATACACAACCGGAGAAAATGCAAAATCTGTACTCGCAATACTTACATTTGCTCCTTGATAAGCACCGAGTGTACTGTTTACACTTACTGTAAAAGTTGATGGTACCGACACCACCTTTGTAATATTACTCGTAAGTGTCGATACATAGGACCCAAGAGCTCCTGCACCACCCCCTCCAACAACAAGGAGGTTTACCTGGGAAGCTGTATTTAAAGTAAATGTACCGCTGGATGTAAATGTATGAATAGTGTTTGAGTTGAGTGTCGTGACACTGTTTCCACCAGTTCCAATAATTGGTGCAGAGATGTTCGATTGAACATCAACTGCTGAAAACACGCCCTTTTGTTCATCTGCATCCAAAAACAACTGGTCTCGAATAATGTACCAGTCGTCATACAAGGTTTCGATAATCGTTTCATTCACAAGCAAATCAATCTGTTTGATAAGTGCACGCCCTATGTGTTCCGAGAAGGTGTACCCTTTAAGTGCCGGTAACTTCACATGAAGGTACATGTTGGACAATAAGTGTCCAAGCTCGGTTGGGCGCAACTCAATCTGAAGGGTGTTTCCTTGATATGACGGGTTCGGGGGTGGAAATGGAACAACTCGTTGGTACATGACAAAATTTGTGTATTGTTTAAAAAGTGATGAAAATTGAGTGCCTGCAAAATCATTACTGAGCAAGTAGTTTTCTTGAGGTCCTATTGCATGTAAAGCAAGTACGGACCCCTGTGAAAGTCCTTTATGTTTCGCCTCTTCATACAATTGAACTGGCGGAGGGTCACATGAGATGTCTCTGTTCAAATCTCGGAGAGGAACATTGTTTCCAGTTTGTATATTTGGGTTTATAGTTACGGTCACCTTTGAATCGTATGTAAATACATTAAAGTGTCCCGGAACAAAAGTTGATGTATAGTACGCCTCGTGGATAACTGCCGGAAGACCTTGCACATACACAGGAACATTTATGTTAGGCAAGGGACTTCCATCAACCGTTTCAAGTGTTGCGACAGTTGCAGTTGTTGTGACTGGAATAGCACCTCCCTCATAATACTCAGGTTGAAGACTTGTAATTCCTGCAGTATATGAAGTCACTCGAAGGGCCGGTTTGATCATCGGTAAATTTTCAACAATCCATCCAGGACCTGTTCCTTGAGGGGGTGGAACTGAAAAATAAAACAAAAGTTCACCTTGTTCAATTTGGTACCGTCCATAGACTGGCGCACTTGTCTTTTGGGACACAAACTGTATCTGTCCTGGTGGATACAGAATAGCTCCTGTTGCACTCTGGACGCCTTCTATAGTCTGATCAGTGTCTGACTGTAAAGTAAATGACCACAAAAAAGACTCTGAGTTCACAGGTCCAGTTTGAACTGCTCCGGAGTTGGAACTGTATCCTGTCAGTTGAATTTGACCTAGTATACCAGTGATGCCAACGGCTGACCACCCTTTCCCGGGAGGCAAGTCTGGAACCTGTGTCGTTGCGTAAAATGTCACCTCTTGAGTTCCCGTGACTTTATAAAATCCATTGACTTCTATGAGTGAAAGAATTATAGGAGATTGTTGGGGTTGGGGTAAGCTATCTTGAAGTGCTTGCTGTCTAGCCTGAACAATAGTCGGAACCGGTCTCCTCATCCTCCTTCGTGTGACATTTTCAAACAAATCATCAAAAAAATTGAGTGTATTTGTTTGAAGACGCCGTTCAAGTTGTAGAACCTTCTGGTCCATCCTATACTTCACGTAGATTATTCTTCCACATCTGAACCACAGGTGTTTCCTTCAGCACTCGCCTCTCCTCTTGCTTTTGTGTACACAAACGAAGGAGTTTTTCAACCTCTTCCTTCGTGTAACTATATGTCTTAATGTCTAGGAGACGAGACCAATACGCCTCCTTGAACTCTCGATTCCGGAGTTGTTCATGTATCTTTTCAAGAGGCACATTGAGTACTTGAATATCTTTGTGTATTGCGACACCCGTCATAAACCGAGCCTTTTCACTTAGCCAATGAATCTCTTCATCAAGAACCTTCAAAAGATGCGCTTTGCGTTTTTTGTAAATGTTAACTCGTATCTCGATATAGTCTAGCAAAATCTCTTCGGGGCTTTCATATTTTTTCACTGCACCATTTGGGCCAATAAGGTACATGTTTGAGGTGTGAATCGTCTTTGTGAGGCCAAGGTCTTTTACGGGGTTTTGACCACCGAACCCCCAAATCCGAAAGTCGGGTGTAGTTTCTGTTGAATGGTTTTCATATTTTTGTATGGTCCCCTTGTCCATGAGAGTATCGAGATGCTCCTTGAAGTCCTGGATCCACCGTCCGGGTGGAAGTTCAGTTACATGAAGTTGACTTCCTTCCGTCTCAATGGTGCCCTCAAGGACCCAGGTGTGCTCCTTTGTCTTTTGAACCTTACCCTTGAAGCCCTTGAAGTGTGGTTTCATTGGTACCCACTCAACCTTGTCGAGCGCACACAGAATGTTGTGCTTGACCGCCTCTGGGTCAAATGGAGGGACATAACAACTGAAGCCCGTCCCGATGCCTTCTGCTCCGTTGATGAGAATCATAGGAAGTACCGGCGAATAGAACAAAGGCTCAACCTTTTGCCCATCATCAAACACATAGTCAAGAACTGGAAAGTCGTCCGAGTTGAAAATCGTCTTTGTGACTGGGGAAAGTCTTGTAAAAATGTAACGAGGGCTTGCAGCATCCTTCCCACCCTCGAGACGGGTTCCAAACTGTCCAGATGGCTCAAGCAAGTTCAAATTGTTTGAACCTGTAAAGTTCTGAGCCAGGTTGATGATTGTCCCTTGAAGACTTGCCTCCCCGTGGTGATACGCCGTCTGCTCCGCAATGTAGCCTGCAAGCTGAGCAACTTTCATGTCGTGCGTCAAGTTTTTCTTGAGACATGCATAAATCACCTTGCGCTGCGAAGGTTTGAGACCGTCGGCAACATGGGGAATACTTCGCTTGATATCTTCTACACTAAAGTTTGCGAGATCTCTATGAATAAAATCAGACACTGTAAGTTGCTTGATGTGCCCATATGGAACTCCGGGTGGGTGCTCAGCCATGTGGTTGGTCAACCAGACCTTTCTGTCATCGGCAAGAGCCTTTGCAAATGCTAGCTTCATAGACTCATCCAATTTTGGATCAGAATTGAAAGAGACTGTCAGCTTTTCAATTTGTTTAAAGTATTCCTTGGCTTCAGCACTTGTTGATGTTCCGAGACCCTTATAATACTTTACTTGACTGCTTGCGCTGACGGACTGCGGTGCAGTCCTGAACTCCTCCTCAGTAAAGTACCACTTGTTCCCCGCCTTGATGACAGGTGTCACCATACTCACAATAAACCCAAGGTCGATGAGTTGTGGCCAATACACATGGAACATATTGAGGACAAGGCCTTTGATGTGACTTCCGTCCAAGTCTGCATCAGTCATAATCATAAGACGACCGTACCGCAATTCTCTCAGTGAATTGTAGACCTTTCCATGTTGAAGCCCGAGAATCTTCTTGAGATTGCTGAACTCCTCATTTTCAGTCACTTGCTTTACAGAAGCATCTCGTACATTCCGAGGTTTACCCCGCAGAGGGAAGACACCAAACCGGTCACGACCTACCACGCTCAACCCAGCAATAGCCAGAGCCTTGGCCGAGTCACCCTCGGTAATAATAAGGGTACACTGCGAACTTCGGGGCCCACCCGCCCAGTTGGCGTCGTCCAGTTTTGGGATACCAGAAATCCTCGACTTCTTGGCTCCATCTGTCTTCTTGAGCTCCTTGTCCAATTTGGCTTGACTCAGAGCGACGAGGCTGTCAAGGATACCGGTAGCAAAAACAGCCTTGATGAATTTTGGTTGAAAATTGGGAGTCTCGGAAATCTTTGAAGTACACTCAACCTTTGTCTGACTGCTAAAAGTGGGGTTGACAATGACTGTCCGAACAAATACAAAGAGTGACGCCTTGATTTGGGCCGGTTTTACTGTGACACGCTTATCCTTTGAAATCTCGTCTGTAAGTGTCTTGACAACACAGTCAACATGAGTTCCGCCCTTTGTTGTAGAAATACCATTGACCCATGAACACTGCTGAAAGGCTCCATTCGTTGAATGAGCAATTACAATGTCTGTATTCTCAGAATGAAACACCGCAAGAGGAACATCACCTACATGCATTTTTGCGTACTCTTCCAGTGACTTGACTTCTAGAATGTTTCCATTAAATGTCACGGCTGCCTTTGAGCACCACATGGCTGCATCCCACGCACGCTTTTCAAAAACCTTCACAACATCTGTAATATTTTCAAAGAGTTTAGGATCCGCCTTGAATTCTACAGTTACATAGACAATGCCATCCTCGGTGCGTGTAATTGTCGGATGACTCACACGGCTCATGTTTTGTGTCCACTCTTGAATGTAAAACTTTTTCCCGTCACTAATTTTGATTCTAAATTCAGAGCTGAAGACATTGGCAAGCTTGGCTCCGTACCCATTCCTTCCACCAGTCACACGCTGCTCATCATCGTTATAGTTTGAACTTGTGAGCAAGTGGCCAAAGATGAGTTCGGGAATCCAAATGGGTGTACCATCTGCATTTTTCTCCGTCTCGTGCTTTTTGATGGGCACAGACACTCCCCAATTTGTAATTGAAATTCGAAGCGCTTCCTTGTACGTAATATCAATCCGTTTCACCTTTTTGGGGAACAGAGAGTACTGGTCGATTGCATTGACAAGAACCTCATCAAATATTTTCACCAGTGCAGGTGAAACATGACATACAGTAGGTTCAAAGTGTCCAGCCACACGCGTCCACTGCGTTGAGGACTCGGGTGCCAGGGATCCGACATAGGTATCGGGGCGCTTAAGGATGTGTTCCACATGGGTGAGGCGCTCATAGCTCATACAATTTAAACTGATTTTCTCTTTACTTGATGCAAGGTGGAGGAGCTGAGTAGAGGTGCTCATACAGACCCCCAGCCTGAAGGACGCACGAGGCGACTATAAACATTGCCATACTTGTGAAAAATGACCCAATAACTGAATCGTCATGGTTCTTGGCAACAATCACCTCACCGACAGTCACTATAAGTGCAAAAATGAATGTCTCAAACGCAAATGGAGCTTTCCAGTTTGCCGCACCTTTCATCCACCCAAACATACTTTCGGAATAATCAGGTGCAACATGAGCCCGAACTGCGAGAGCTATTCCAACAATAGCAAGTACTGGCAAAATTGCCATGAGTGGCCACTTGAGCACATTTGCCTCCTTCTTTTCTTGTTCAGTCATTTTTTCACTTCCGAAGACTGTAAAATATCCCGCAAACTCACGGCACACA